TTCGAAACTGTGGAACTGGAGGCCAAGGATCGTAAGCAGGCAGTGGATGAGGCCTCGTTGCTATGGCGTCAACGGGACGGCTTCTACACCGTTGATTACACCGTAGTTGAGCTTGATTGCGGGGAGTGTAAGCCGTGCAAACCGGCGTGGATCACCTGTGTCGCCATGGCTTGGGAGCGAGTACTCAATGAGTAGCAATCGGGCTGCACGAGCAGCGTTGCACCGTTTTGGCGCCGAAAACCGCCGGGGACCCTGGCGCTTTTCGAAGGGTACGGGGTCGGAAACCCGCGGGAAACTGTTAGCGGCAGGGCCGCCAGCTTACTGAAATTTCAATCATTGAAATCTTGAAAGGATTCATTGAAATACGTTGAAAAGGAGGACTCATGACAGAACCAACCTACCTGTCAAAGAGCGCCTTCGCGGCCCGACTCGGCAGGTCACCGAGTTACATCACCTGGCTGAAAGACAACAACCGGCTGGTGCTTTCACCCAACGGCAAACAGGTTGATGTGCATGCCACCGAAGTGCTCATTCGCGACACCGCCGATCCCAGTAAGGCCGCCGTTGCCGACCGCCACCAACAGGACCGGATTCAGCGCGACGTTTACAGCCAACTGTCCACTTCGGTAGCACCGACCCCCACGGCTGCGCCGCAGCAACTCATTCCCGGAGACAGCCAGCAGCCGGACTTCCAAAAATCCCGCGCCCTGCGCGAGCACAACATGGCCATGCTTGCCGAGATCGAGCGGCTTAAGGCTCAGGGGGCTTTGGTCTCCAAGAAAGCTGTCGAGACTGGCGCTTACGACGCCGGTCGACTGCTGCGCGATCAGTTGTTCGGGCCGCTGCCCCAGTTGTCCCACGACCTTGCCACCATGACCGATCCCTGGCTGATAGAAAAACATCTAGCGGCCACGTTTCGTAAAACGCTGGAAGAGGCCGAGCGTCTCTCTTCAGCAGATCTTGAACATGCCCTGACACCGGATTGAACCCATGCACACGGAATTTTCTGACGGTGCAAAGGTGTACCGTGAGAACTATTTCCGTGGACTGCGCCCCGACCCTGATCTCTGGATCGACGAATGGGCCGACGAGTACATGCGGATCCCGCGAGACACCGGCGCCCCTGAGCCAGGCCAGTACCGCACCTCGCGCACACCTTATGCCCGCGAGCCGATGCGCTGCCTGTCCCCGGCTCACCCTTGCAGACGTGTGGTCACGATGGTGGCCTCGCAGTTAATGAAAACCCAGATCGCCCTGAACTGGATGGGTGGCCTGATCCACATGGCGCCGTCGAACATTCTGGCGTTGTTGCCGAGCCTCGGATTGTCCAAGCGGGTATCCGGTCGGATCAGCAAGACCATCAAGGCCACGCCCGTTCTGCGGGAGCGAGTCGCGGCGACCCGCTCGCGGGATGCACGCAACACGATGGACACCAAGGAGTTCGAAGGTGGTTCGCTTTACGTCACCACCGCAGGCTCCGCAGCCAACCTGTCGGAGTTGTCGGCGCGCTACATCTACGGCGATGAGGTTGATCGTTGGGAAAACGATGTAGGTCAGGAAGGCGATCCCATCGCCCTGGCTGAAACGCGAGCAACCAACTTCGGCCGCAACGCCAAGATCTATTTTTCCAGCTCGCCGACGATCAAGGGCGCTTCGCGGATCGCAGATCTCTTCGAGTCCAGCGACCAGCGACACTACTACGTGCCGTGTCCCACCTGCAGTTATATGCAGGTGCTGGAATGGGAACGGCTGCACTACAGCAAAGACTTCAGCACCGTGCATTACGAATGTGCTGCGTCTGATTGCGACGTGCTGATCGAGGAACACCACAAGGGCGATATGCTCGCCAGGGGTGAGTGGCGTGCCCACGGTAAAGGCGATGGAAAAACCGTCGGTTTCCATCTCAATGCCTTGTATTCACCGACCGGTTGGATGACTTGGGGCACGCTCGCAGAGGAATTTGAGGAAGCGAAGAAGGCCCAATCCAAGGGCGACATGGGCCTGATGCAGGTGTTCTACAACACCCGTCTGGCCAAGGTTTGGGACAGTGCACAAGAGCAAACCAAGGCCGAAGTGCTTATCGCTCGGGCGCGACTCGAAACCTATACCCTCGGCGCGATGCCGGCCGGGGTGCTGATGCTAACCGGCGCCGTCGACGTCCAGGCCAATCGCCTAGAACTGATGGTGATGGGCTTCGGAGTTGGCATGGAACGTTGGGTCGTCGATCACCAAGTGATCTGGGGCGATCCAGCGGATGAGCGCACGTGGACTGTACTTGATGAAAAGCTGAAGGCTCGTTATCGGCATCCTTGCGGCGTCGGGTTGGCGATCCTCGCAATCGGTGTTGACTCCGGTGGTCACCACACGGACGAGGTCTACCAGTTCTGCCGCGTCCGCCGCTGGCGCAACGTCTTCGCCATCAAGGGCGCAAGCAAACCCGGTAGACCGGTGATCGCTCAGCGCCCTTCCATGGTCGACGTGACCTGGAAAGGCCAGACCGAACGCAACGGTGCCGAGCTGTGGTTCGTCGGTACCGACACCGCGAAAGATTGGATCTACAACCGCTACCCGTTCCCGGATGGGCCTGGGTCGCTGCACTTTGCCAACGACCTGCCGGACGAGTTCTTCGCCCAGTGCGTGGCCGAACGCAAGGTCGCCCGCTACGTGCGCGGTCATAAGCGCATCGAGTGGGTCAAGGGCAAGGCCGAGCGCAACGAAGCGCTCGACCTGATGGTGTACTGCTTGGCTATGGCCCACTACTTGGGCATCAACCGTTACCAGGAACATGACTGGGAGCGGGTCCGGCAGTCGTTAGCGCAGTCAGGTTTGTTTGACGACGCCCTGGGCATCAAGTCCGTTCAAGGCGAGCGTGTCGCCAGTTCAGCACAACCAACTCCGGTCGTAGCGACGGCGCAACCCGCACCGCAACCTGCCGCACCGGTCGCGCCACCGCGACCGGCTGCAGCATCCCCTCAACGCCGCAGCTCCACCAGCGGTTACCTGAAGAGACGCTGATATGTCATTTACTCAGAAGCACCTCGACGCGGTTGAGGCGGCCATCGCACGCGGTGAAAAAGTCGTGCGCTACACCGACCGTACTGTGGAATACCGCACGGTCGACGAACTGCTCAGGGCTCGCGAAGAGATTCGCTCGTCTCTGGCCAGCTCATCCGCGCCGCGCTCGCGTGTGGTTCGTCTGCACCACGGGGGCAAGGGACTCTGATGGCCCGACACTTCCCGACGTTGACCCGTAACGGATTTGTGCTGCCGTCGAACATCAAGGCCAGTTACGAAGGCGCCGGGGAGGGCCGACGCTCGACTGGCTGGGATGCTCCCGATAACGGGATCAACAGCATCAACACCCCGGCACTGCGCAACCTGCGGTCGCGCTCCCGGGCAGCGGTTCGCAACGACCCGTATGCCTTCAACGTGATCGACAAACGCGTCAGCAACCTGATCGGCACTGGCATCACCCCTCGGCCAACCACTGACGACGATGCTTTACGCAAGCTGCTGCAGGAGCTGTGGGGCGATTGGGTCGATGAATCGGACGCCGATGATCGAGCCGACTTCTACGGCCAGCAGGCCCTGGTGGCGCGCACGGTTGAAACCTCGGGCGAGTGCTTTGTGCGGCTGCGACCGCGCAGCCTGGACGAGGGTTTGGCAGTTCCACTGCAGCTGCAGATTCTGGCGCCGGAGTTTGTCCCGCACGATAAATACGAGAGCACCAAAAGCGGCAACACCATCCGCGCCGGAATCGAGTTCAACCCGGGCGGCAAGCGTGTGGCGTACTGGATGTACCTGTCGCATCCACGCGATGCGGCGTCGCTGAACGCTGGCTACAACCAGTTGGTCCGCGTGCCGGCTGCCCAGGTGCTGCACATCTTCGAGCCCGTAGAACCCGGCCAACTGCGCGGGGTGCCGCGACTGTCACCGGTGCTCAAGCGTCTGCGCAGTCTCGATAACTACGACGACGCAGTGTTGTTTCGCCAGGAGGTGGCCAACCTGTTTGCCGGCTTTATCAAGCGGCCGACGCCGGAGTCGGGACCCGTTCCCAGAGATCCGGTCACCGGCGCGCCGCTGAGCTTGGATCGGGATGGTTTCACCCCGATGGTGGCGCTGGAGCCCGGCACCATGCAGGAGCTGGGGCCGGGTGAAGAGGTCGAGTTCTCCAAGCCGCCGGACGCGGGCAACAACTATCCGGATTTCATGCGGCAGCAACTGATGGCAGCCGCCGCCGGTTCCGGCACGCCTTACGAGATTCTCACCGGCGATATGCGCGGGATCAATGACCGGGCGTTGCGGGTGGTGCTCAATGAGTTTCGACGCCGCCTGGAACAACTGCAATTCGGCGTTTACGTCCACCAGCTTTGCCGCCCAGTGCGGGCCGCCTGGATGGATATGGCCGTGTTGTCCGGTGTCCTGGTGCTGGGCGATTACGCGCAAAAGCGCCGCCAGTACCTTCGCACTCGCTGGGTACCGCAAGGCTGGGCCTATATCCAGCCGGTTCAGGACGTGCAGGCTCGACGGATGGAAGTGCAGGCCGGCTTTGCCTCGCGCAGCGAGATGGTCCTGCGCACTGGCTACGACGCCGAAACGGTCGACTTGGAAAACGCCGCCGATCTGGCGCGGGCCACAGTGCTGGGCCTCAACTACAACACCCTGGATGCCGTCGAAGACACCGACGACAAGGAGCAACCATGAGCAAAAATGCGAAACCGCGTATTTACAACCGCGCCGGCAAACGCGTCGAGGTCAAGGACAAGACCTGGTATGCCGTTAATGCCAGCGGCGAAGCGACCGATCGAGTGATCGAAGTTTTCGTCTATGGCGAGATCGGCGCGTGGGGCATCACTGCGAATCAGTTCGTGCAGGATCTGCGGGCCATGGATGATGGCGTTTCACCAGTGGTGGCCGCGTTCAACAGTATCGGCGGTGACCTGTTCGATGGTCTGGCCATGCACAACGCGCTGTCGCGGCTGGGCGAGCGCTGCACCGGCCGGATTGATGCCTTGGCCGCCAGTGCCGCAAGCGTGGCGGTGTGCGGTGCGCACCGAGTGGTGATCGCGGCCAATGCCATGTTGATGATCCACAACCCATACACCTACACCGGTGGGGATGCTGAAGACTTTCGCCGAGTCGCGGATGTGCTGGATCAGACCCTGGAGGCGATCATTGCGGCCTACAAGGCGAAGGCGCCCGACATCGATGACGCCGAGCTGCGGCGTATGGTCAGCGCCGAAACCTGGCTGACGGCGAATGAAGCCGTGGCCCTGGGTCTGGCTGATGAAGTCGGCGACGGCATCACGGTCAAGGCCTGCCTCGGCCAAGGCGCAGTGTTGCAGCGATACCAACACGCGCCGGCTGACTTGCTGGCTCAGCTCGACGAACCACCCGAAGCCGATCCGGATGATTCGGAATTGGAGCCCAACGATCCGCCGTTGGTGCCGGTGGTAGTCGACTCGGCCAAGTTGGCACTGATGATCACCCAGCGCTGTACGGCGGCGGGCATCAGCAACCTGGTCGAATCGCTGCTCAGTTCGACCCAGCTCGAAAGCGAAGAGATTGTTCTGGCTGGCCTGGCCCGCGCCAAGGCAGTGAATGACCTTTGCGTGGCCGCCCGTTTGCCGGAGTTCAGTGCCGAGTACGTTGCAGCGGGGCTGGATGCTGTGGCGGTCCGAGCGCGTCTCTTCGACAGGATTGTCACCAGCGGAAAGGGCTTTGAAATCGACAACAGTCTACCGCTGGACGATGACCCGACACCCAAGGTTCAGGCCAAAAAAATTGACCAGCCTTCGATCTGGTCCGCCCGCCAAGCGGCGCAGACCGCTAAACCTCAATCCGTTACAGGAGCAAGACGATGACGATTCAACGAGAGCCGATGCACGCAGGCGAATTCCTCCTGTCCGAAGCAGCCGGCACCATTT